GTCTTCTTGAGCTAACTTAGCAAAGTAAGACATCGTATCATCATCACTAGTAACATTCATTTCTTCTGCAGTGATTGGCTCTGATACTTTATACTCAGGTGCTGGAGCAGGAACATTCATTTGAGATTCCTGTTGCATGGTAGGTGCACCCATGGCTTGAGGTGATTCACCAAGAACACGAGCAAGTTTAGCCTTAAGTTCATCATAAGTCTTATAATGAGAAGGATCAGTGAACTCGTTAATGTTATGTTGTTTACCATAAATCTCTTCAAGCTTTTGATCATCACCACCAAACAATGGTGTGGCAGAAGCAAATTCAGATTTATCATAGTTGCGATAACCTTCAACCTGACGAATTTTTAGTTTAAAGTCTGCACCATCCCAGAAGTCGAATGGGTTAACAGCTTTCTCATCAGCAAATGATGGTTGCATAACATCCATAATCTTATCAAAGATTTTCTTACCAAACTTATAGAGTACTACACGACCTACGTTATGTGGGGATGAAGGATCTTCTACAACCAATGCATTAACTACATAGTGTAGTCTTCGCTTTTGTTTACGTGCAGTTTCTTTATCTTCTTCATGACCTGAATTCCAGAGCCGTGAGTTAAGTTCGCCAACAGGATCGGGTTGACCAATAGATGTAAGGCTGTTTTCGATATACCACTGACCTGTAGGACCTTTGAATCCATGATCCCAGTATCGAACCCATGGTAAGTCTGAACCTTCGGCTGCTGGTAGGAATCTGAGTACAGCATACCCATTCCCTGCTTTATCAACTGTTGGTTTCCATTCACGCTCATCAGCATACGACTTTTTCTCACCGCCGCCGACGGCTTCTGCTGCTTGAACTAATTTGGAGATTTCAACGCGGTTGCGTTTTAGATTTTCGAATGACATTGTATTTCCTTTTTATATTGCAATGTATGATTTATTATAACACAGTATGACTGTAATGTACAACTATTTATATTCAACTTATTCGAATAATGCTGAATCAATTGAATTAATCTTTGGCAAGAAGTTAAGACTCGCGGCCTCAGCTTCAAGCTTTCCTTTTATTATAGGGGATACAAATTTCTTTACATCCTCTGGCTCAATATCGTTCTTTTCGCAGATGTATAGAATAGCATCCATGTAAGTAATCTTTAAATCACCTACTGCTTTTTCTACCATCTTTGAAAATTTAGCTTTATTGAGAAACTGATCTTCTACTGTCATTTATCTAATGCCCTTAGCAAAATTGTATCTGAATTCAATCTACCGTTTGGTATCTTGACCTTTGTAGTTAATTCTTTAAAAGCCTTATCAATTTGAGTTGGACTTTTACTTTGAACTATAGGGATAAACATATCAGGCTTTCTAAGTTTAGTAGATCTACTATTAAGTTTATCAAAGTTCTTTATAGACGTACCTGAGATTTCAAAACCGGCTGCGGCTTGAGTTACATACTCAGTAAGAACCCCATACTTAGTATTGAAAGTGTATAGTCGTACCTGTCCAACTATCTTAATTGGTGGGATAGATACCAACTTAAAGTCATTGTCTTCTTTCTTATATTGAACTCGGGACACTTGCTTGTCGGCAGCCTTAGGACCTTTCACCTTCGTGACCCGAGTTGCTTTAGCTGCAGCTTTTAGTTTATCAAGATCAGATAACATATACTGACAGCATTTTATGCGGCGATTGAGCTCAGGTCTTTTCAAGTGTGCATAGCCTTCCACAGCATCATCACAACGTTTATGGTATGCATCTTCATAATCTAGCAACCATCCCTCAATCACCGGCCTTACAGCGTTAGTAGCACTGTTTGGCAAACCATGTCTTTTAAATTCTTGGTAGACATCCAACTCGGCTTTCTCACCAGCCATCCACTGATCTTCTAGATCAAGGAGATCTTGCATGATGGTATTGCCTATCTTATTTTGTAATCTTTTCATTGGAGAAAGAGTTACAATCTTATCTGAGTCTTTTAGCTTAGCCTGTCTTTCAAAGTAAAGCACTTTCCCCATTTCAGTACATTCAATTAAATGCTTATATAGACCTTCACTATATAATTTAACTTGATCATCTGACGGTAGACCAGCATCAATCCAGAATGCTGTACAGCACTTATGTGTAAAGGCATAGAACTTATATTCAGGACAAGATAGAACATATCGTGCTTGTTCTTTATCCATGTTCTTTTTTACATAAGACTTCATAATATTAATAAGATCTTTACGATCAACATTCATATGAAAGTAATCTAAAGCAACAGCAAATCCCTTATCAATAGGGACTCCGGATAAACCAGTCTTAGCTTTAGCACGAACAGTTTTTTGTTTACGTTTGGTCATCGCCATTATTCTTTACCTCTTTCTTCATGTTCAGCAATAAGATCTTGAACTGCATTTGCTTGAGCAAATACGAGTTTATGTGCAAAAGCATATGGCCCATTCGCATCCAGTCGAATATCTTCTTTAACTGTATGAGCTAGTGTTTGTGCAAGTATTAGTAACTCACCGTACTTATATGCATATGTTTTTTCCATAATAAGATTCTCCTCTTTCTTTATTATAGATCTATTCTACCATACTTTTGAGTAAAAGTAAACAAAATAATGAGCTGACTGCTCACTTTTATTTTATCCTCTACGCATTCTAGCGATTTCATGTGCATCATTACTGTCTTTACGTATAGGAACCATATTGGATTTATGAAGTGTACCAATGCCGGCAAGCTCATCGCCAGTGTAGCGATTTTCATGCCGCTTGCCGGACATTGGCATTATGACGTCGCTCGTTGGTACAGTACTACGCACCGTATAGTCAGGCATAGGTGCCTTGTACTTACGGCCAGCGTTGCGATCATAGCCTAAAGACTTGAGGAGCTTTGCTGTTTTACGTTCTTCTTCAAGGACTGCAGCAGTCTTTTGCCGAGCCTTACGCTTACGTGTACTAATGGTGGTCATACCACGAACCAAGTGCATTGTCATAATTATCTATACTCCACATCTATTGATTTATAATGGCCTTTTCTAGTCATGTCATTGATGCGTTCTTGCAAATACTGACGGATTATCTTCTGAGTTGTATCATACTCGCCGCCAGTAATTGCTTTCATCCTATTGAGCTCGCCTTCAAATACTCGAATAGCCATCATTCTATCACTAGACATATTTTCCATTATTCTATTCTACCACACTTTCATCCGATTGTACACCATTAATTGCATCTACGAGCACTTTTGTTTCAGCAAGCTCATCAGCCTTTTGAGCTTTCACATTAGTATCGAGTTCTTTAAATGCTCGTGTTTCACGAAGCTTTTCAATTAGAACTGCGTTCTGACTAATACGGGTTTTAATGACAGCATTAGCTGAAGCATTCTTATATTCAAGTAGAACATATGCACGATACTGCGTACCATTCTGAACAATTTCTTGTTCTTTTACAGAGTAACCGGCAACATCTGCATCCGCAATCAAGTTACGAGTTACTTGTTCAAAGTTGTTTTGAACGGTAGCATCGAAGTCAGTGGCACCAACTTTAGTCTTGAACAGTTTCATTTGAGAACGAATACGGCTATCAACTCGATCAGCTAAAGTTGTCTTAGCCGACAATACAGCAATATCAACTGCCAATTGCAAATCAGGAGTTACTGCAGTACCGACTGCATAGACTGCATCTTCTTCGGATGGAATAGCAGTATACCACTTTGGCATCTCATCAATCTGATTTTCAACTTGAGCTTTCTTGTACTCAAACAATTCTTTAGACATAGACACATCTGGCGGTGTCTTATCGCATGCTGCAGCCATTGCAACAATAGGTAGTAACATAATCTTTTTCATCTTATAGCTCCTTCAACTTTTCGATGATTGCATCACGGCTGCCACTATCGACAAACCAATTTAGAATATCTGGATATAATATAATGAGTGTCACTCCAGCAACAACACCTAACATAAATCTAATCATAGAACTCCTCCACCGACTAGAACACTTAATACATGACTCAAGGAATCATTCTCTTCGAGTCGAAACAACCAATCACCTAAAGTTTTTGGCTCTGCTTCTTTCTCAACCACGATAATTTTTGGTGGTGGAGAATTGGTACAGTCGTACCGTTGAAATGCGGTGATGGTTTCACCGTTCTTATATTGAACCTGTTGCTCATAAAAGCAATCTTGTGCTTGCGCACTAGTTCCAATCGTTATCCATAGCAACAGTGTCGCGCATCTTATCGCCATAATATTTCTCCGCATATTGAGGTGCATCTTGATAATGGTTGTGGTTGTCATCCATTTTAGCCATAGTTGCATCGAACACATCAGCCTCGTCTTTACGACGTGGAGTTTCAACCTCATCAACATATTTACGAACACGAGCAGCACTAGCAGCTAGTCTTGCACGTCGTGCTTTGATCTTAGCAAATCTTTCTGCAGATTCACGGATAGCAGACATACGCTCATCATAAGTTGAGTCTTTGGTAATAACAATATTAGACATTATAATCGCTCCAAAATTCATTCCAGATTTCATCTACTAATTCACATTTTGCTCCGTCTGAGAAATGTGCAATTAGACTCATATGGCCTGCTTCTTCCATAGACTGAAGCAAATCATGTACATCATCACATTCGCCGATAACAGCATTGGCTTTATCGATGAATGTATCTTCGCAATCCATTACATAACTTGACATACCCATTATGCGTACACCTCAAATCCAAGATTGCTAAGAACCCAATCGTTACCTTTATCAGCAGCGATTGCCAACACGATACCTTCACGAATTGAAGTATCTAAGTTGCTGATAAACATGGCTGCAGTTGGAATATTAGCGCCATTGCTCTCAACAATAAAGTTGTAAGCAACAGTTGCATCGTTAGCATCCTGAGCATACATATCAGCGAGATCCATTTCAATAACTTCTGGATCGATAACATTAGCTTCGAGCTTCTTGATAAGTGCTTTAAGATTTTTCATGATATTTTCCTCTCATCATCATTTTATAGATATATTATACAACATTTTCACGCGTTTGTACATAAAAAAGTGAGCAGAACTTTCCAACGAAAACAATAGGTTATCATTTTTTTTATGATTTGTAGATTTTAAGGAGGTGAGATTCGAAAGACTCGACCTTTTCAATCCTTTGAGGCCACAGAATATATTCTTTTTCTGGGTTCTTTTTGAGATTATTGAGGAGAGGAATGATAGCATTATATAGTTTATCCAATTTTTCTTGAGTAACATTAGCAGTAACGGCTTCGTCGCCGGCAGCTTTCTGTGCATCTTGTACAGCCTGCAATTCTGTTTCATCAACTGCAGTAAAACCAAAATCGAAAAAATCTTCAGACATTACCAAGTCTCCTTT